ATGTACCTGTTAAACCTTCAGAAGCTATTCTCTTCTGATGTAATCAAAGCATTCAAGGAGTTAGAAGATGAACCAGAAGCCGCTTAATACTATAGTCCCTGACATCTATGGGCTGCTTGAAAACCTTTCAAACGGAGAGCCTCTTCCAATAACGGAGGAGGCGCTCGATGCAACGATGGCATCTATGAAAGAAGCTATCCTTCATTGGGCAACACCAAGACCCAGAGACACTGACTTCACCGTCCGAATGTCTAATGTAGGTAAGCCCTCTCGTCAGATGTGGTTTGAGAAGCGTGACCCTAATGGCCGTGGCAGTGTTGACGGAGCAACTCAAATTAAGTTTCTGTATGGTCATATCCTTGAAGAGATTGTACTTATGCTTGTACGAATGGCACAACACAGCGTCACCGATGAGCAGAAAGAAGTTACAGTCAACGGTATTGTAGGACACATGGACTGTAAGATTAACGGTCAGGTAGTAGACGTTAAGTCTGCATCCAAGTTTGCTTTCAATAAGTTTGTCAAAGGAACACTGGCCGATGATGACCCCTTCGGTTACTTAGGACAGCTTGCCGGTTACGAGAAAGCAGAGGGCACAGACAAGGGTGGGTTTCTTGTTATAAACAAAGAGAGTGGTGAGCTTTGTATGTATGTGCCGGATGATTTAGATAAGCCGAACATAGATACTAAAATAAATACGCTGCTAGACGAATTAAAACTTGACACGCCACCAGAACTATGCTATACTCCCACACCTGATGGCAAGAAAGGAAACATGCAATTGCCTAAAGGTTGTACGTGGTGTAAGTATAAGTATGAATGCCACAAGGATGCCAACGATGGAGCTGGCCTCAGAACTTTCAAATACTCTACAGGATATAAATATCTAACTCACGTAGAGGCAGAACCAAAGGTGGATGAGATACTATGAATCGCAAGAAGTCTAAGCGTATAAGGAAGCATGCAGAAACTTTGCAGATTGAATGGCTTAAAAGTCTCCTCAATGACGAGGAGGCTTCTAAGATTACTAAAGATAACTTCAAAGACATGCTGCCCAAACAAACACACTTGTGGGCACAAGGCACAATACACACTAGCTTTTACACACTGAAGTGGCTGAGCAATAAAATAAAACAACTAATAAAAATCTTTCCCGACAAGGATGTTGAGGACGTAACTCCCCAAGACATTGCATGGAAGATGGAGCAGCGATGAAAAAAATACGCAAGGGATATAGGAAACCGAGGGTGAAGCGCCCAGTTGAAAAGGACTTAGTTAAAGGCTATGACTCAAACTGGGAATATGAGCTGCACTCTGGCATCCTAGATGCTTGGGAGTTTCATGCCGACAAAGTTGAGTACACTGTTACACACAAGTACGAGCCAGACTTTGTTAAAGAAATAGACGGCAAGAAAATACTGCTTGAAGCAAAGGGCCGGTTCTGGGACAGCGCAGAATACTCTAAGTATATCTGGATAGCAAAAGTTCTACCGACTGACGTTGAACTGGTGTTTTTGTTTGCTAACCCTAACGCTCCAATGCCTGCTTCCAAGGTACGCAAAGATGGAACAAGACGGTCACATGGTGAGTGGGCCTCTGCAAATAACTTTAAATGGTTTAGTGAAGATAGTATACCTGATAACTGGATTAACACGAAGAAGAAAGAGGACTTTAAAGATGAGCATTAATGACGCTACTCCCCAAGACTGGGACAGGGTGAGGCAAACCGGACAACCCACATTCGAGGAATATATGAAACGACTAAAGTCTAATTATGTTTATGACAGCACCGAAAACTACGGCAATGAAGTTACTAACGATGCAGGAGATTTTGCAGATTGTTGGGATACAGGTACAGAGCATAGAGGACTAGACGCTTGGATGCGAGCAGCTCACCGAGAAAATTCAGAGCTTTGGGAAGACGAGTCTCTGGAGGACATAATTGCTCGACAAGATGAAGAAGATATGGTAAGCGCTCCAAAGCACTACAACTCAGGAAATATAGAGTGTATTGAAGCTATTGAAGAGTCCATGTCCAGTCATGCATTCAAAGGCTACCTCAAGGGCAACTGCATGAAGTACCTGTGGCGCTATGACTACAAAGGCAAACAGGTAGAAGACCTACAGAAAGCTGGCTGGTACTTGAACAAGCTAACAAAAATGGTTGCCGAGGAGAACAGCTGATGGATAGACAACCAGTGTTTGAGTTTATACACTATCCAGAGTTCGGAGAAGCAGAGAGAGCAGTTCAATTACTTTTTAAAAGCATGCTCCTACCACATACCACTAGATGAGGAAGAATAAAAGAATACCACTGAAGGGTGGCGCAGAGTGGGATGCTCTTACTAACGCTAAAAAACTTTATTGTTATTTAAAAAAGTCTGGAGTTGCTAAGAGCATTAAGCGGGGTTACAACAAACGATTTAGGCAAGAGGGTAAACGTGAAACAAAAGACATTAACTAAGTGGTGGCGGATATGGGCAAAAAGTCTAGGTGAAAAGGTTGGCGAGACAGATAAGCAAGCTAATACTGTTGCTGGTATTAGGACTGTTTGGTGGCTTACTCATATGGTTACATGCATCTTTATTATTGCAGGCAACGTAAAGGCACTGGGTCTTTTATAATGGATAGAAAAGAAGAAAGGCGGGATAGGTTTGACCGCAAGAAGAAGTTTAAAAAATTAACAAGGTCTTCTAAAGCTAAGACCGAACGCAAAAAAAATAAAAGGAAAGACAATGACAGTACAATTTATGGACATGCTGTGGAGCATTAACATGAGGTTAGGTGTGGGTCTTGACGTTGAGTCGTGTAGCAGTAGACCTGTTTGGGTTACTAGCATGGACGAAAAGATTGAAGCAGGAGAGTTTGATGGATTAGTTTTTTCTATACCTTTTTTTGTTATAACTATTGGCAACGTGTGGAAGATGGAAAATGATTGATATTATTACAGGGATACTTTATTTTATATTAATAGTGCTCAGTAGCGTAGTTATTTTTGCAGCCATACACAACATTTACACAGGGGATAAAGATTAATGGACAAGTACCAGCAGTTTATACACAAAAGCAGATACGCACGATGGTTGAGCACTGAAGGCCGTAGAGAAACGTGGGAAGAAACAGTACAGCGTTACGTAGATTTCTGGGTCAACCGTAAACAGATAGATAAGAAAACAGCAGACCGCCTGTACGATGGCATTGTAACACAGAAAGTTATGCCGTCTATGCGTTGTATGATGACAGCGGGTGAAGCTTTAGATAAAGATAATGTGGCTGGATTTAATTGTAGTTACTTGGCTATTGATTCACCACGAAGCTTTGATGAATTGATGTATGTTTTGATGTGTGGTACTGGTGTAGGCTTTAGTGTTGAACGAGCTTTTATCAACAAGCTCCCAATAATTGCTGAGACATTCCACCCAACTGACACAACGATTGTTGTTGCCGACAGTAAGATAGGGTGGGCTTCTGCGTTTCGTGAGTTGATTGCAATGCTATATGCCGGTAAGATTCCTAAGTGGGACATGAGCAAAGTACGTCCCGCTGGGGCTAGACTTAAAACCTTTGGTGGCCGTGCTTCAGGCTCAGCGCCTCTTGAAGATTTGTTTCGCTTCTGTGTTGAAGTTTTTCAAAAAGCAGGTGGCCGCAAATTAACCTCTATTGAGTGTCACGATGTAGTGTGTAAGGTAGCTGACATTGTAGTTGTAGGTGGTGTACGCCGTTCAGCACTTATCAGCCTGTCAAATCTTTCTGACAATCGCATGGCTAAAGCTAAGACTGGCGCATGGTGGGAAGTAGACGGACATCGTAGACTGGCTAACAACAGCGTAGCATACACTGAGAAGCCAGACTTTGAGGCATTCATCAATGAGATGAAGACACTCTACGAAAGCAGGGCAGGTGAGCGAGGATTGTTTAGCCGTGTAGCTGCACAAAATATTGCATCTCGTAATGGACGTAGAGATTCTGAGCAAGACTTTGGCACTAACCCGTGCTCTGAGATTATCCTACGCTCTAACCAGTTCTGTAATCTATCTGAGGTTGTTGTGCGTGAAGACGACACAGCAGAAACACTTAAAGAAAAAGTAGAACTAGCTGCTATCATTGGCACACTACAGGCAACGCTTACAGACTTCCGATACCTGAGAAACATTTGGCAGAAGAACACAGCAGAAGAAGCGTTGCTTGGTTTAAGCATGACAGGAATTATGGACAATGAGTTACTATCGGGTAAAGGAAGTGCAGAAGAGCTTGCATCAACACTGGAAGGTCTTCGTGACCACGCTATTAAGGTCAACGAGAAATGGGCTAAGAAGCTTGGTATTGAACAGTCTGCGGCTATTACGTGCGTTAAGCCTAGCGGCACTGTATCTCAGCTTGTTGATTCTGCTTCTGGTATCCATCCTCGCTTCTCTAAGCATTACATTCGCAGAGTACGTAGCGACAAGAAAGACCCGCTTGCAATCTTTATGGAAGCAGCCGGATTCCCAGTAGAACAAGACGTTATGTCAGAGTCTTCAGTGGTCTACAGCTTTCCAGTTAAGGCTCCAGAAGCTAGTGTGGTTGTAAAGGAAGTAGGGGCTATGCAGCAGTTAGCTCTTTGGAAGGCTTATCAAAATCACTGGTGCGAACATAAGCCAAGTATCACTGTGTACTACACTGATGACGAGTACCTTCAGGTAGCTCAGTGGATATGGGAAAACTTTGATATATGTTCGGGTATTAGTCTGTTGCCAGTTAGTGACCATGTATATCAGCAAGCTCCATATGAGGACATTAGTGCAGAGAAGTATGAAGAGTTAGTAGCTTCCATGCCTAAAGATGTTAATTGGAATGACTTAATTTACTTTGAACAGGAAGACAATACCACAGGCTCACAGGAATTAGCGTGTGTCGGTGGAGCTTGTGAGATAGTATAAGGAGATATACATGAAAGCAAAGGAAGCTAATATACTATCGTTTAAAATTATTGTCAATCATTCGGGGGCCATCCTAACTGAGATGGGTGGCCTCCCCGAAGACCGACTACATGAAGTGTTTAAGGGTGATGAGCTGATGCTCGTGCGTAAGATTATCCGTGACGCTAAACCCAAGCTAGAGAAGATGCACGACTACCTTGAGCGTGAGCTAACAGCCTTCTCTACCACTTAGATTTATTAGCCCAATATGCCGCAGACATTTTGCCCTTGGCAATGTTCTTAGCATGGCGGGCTTTAAAACTTGCACGTTTTTTCTTCATCTTTTCTGACTCACCGGCTTTTGGCTTACCTGCTGTCTTGGCTCCCTGCTCTCCGTATCGGATTGTCTTGATTTTGTCGCCTTCTTTTGCCACAACAATATGGCTTTTCTTCGGGTGATTCGGTGTACGCTTCGGTTTATTATATCCGCTTACTCCTGCTCTAGCTAAACGTGGGTCTTTTTTCTTGCTCATTTTCTATAGCTCCGTGTTTTCTTTGCAATCTTTTTGGGTTGAGCGCTGTGCTGCTTACCTTTCTTAGTGTCAGCTCGCTTCTTCTTTGTGGTTGCCGCATACTCCTTAGAGCTTAAAGCCTGCCTAGCTTTCTTAGGCAGATAGCGCTCCCCAGTTGCCTTCTTTCCTTGGGTACTAGGTTTACCTGACTTAGTACCCCACTCTTCTTTAGTCCATTTCTTTAAAGACTTCTGTGATTTTTTAAGCGCCATTACTTGTAACCTCCCCCTTTAGCTTTATATTCCTTCGCAAGCATCTGAGCCTTGCGAGCTGACCATTGACCCGCCTTACCACCTTTTGAACCTGCTTTAATTTTATTAAACAAGTTCTTACGCATAGTAGGCTTAGTATAGTTACCTGCCTTATTAACTGTTGATTTCTTTTTAGCTGCCATATTACTTCTCCCTTTGAACGCCTTTAACTTTTTCTGCGGTTCGCATAGCACCTAAACCTAACATGCCCATTAATACAGGCATCATTTCTCCAGTAGGTATTAAAGGAACAGTGACACTTGATTCAAGAAGCTCTAAAATCATGTTAGTAATTGGAATAGTAATAAAATTCCCGGCCATGCCAAACACACAAACCCACCCAACGGCTGGTCGCCAACCCGCAACAAACAAACTTTTGTGCGCTGCTTCAGCTTTGTTTACTTCAATCTGGCCTTTAGCAAGTTCTTGTGCGTGTTTTTCTGCCATCGTACTAAGCTCAAAAGCAATAGCATTCTTTTTGTCTTTATCTTCTATGAATTTATCTAACAGTCCAGTAACCGGCCCAATCAATGATTGCAACATAAGTATATCCCCTTAATAACACCACATCACAGGAGCTTTGTCAGCTCCACAAATCCTGCTATCCACATGGATGAAAGTACGAGCGACTCCAATACCATTAAATCCCATCTTAATAGCTTCTTCCACAATCTTGTATCTTTGATAACCATTTGCCGCTTTAATGTCGGCTGCAATACCTTGGGCATGTTTTCCTGCTTTCTCCTTACGTTTTTCAATGGAGTGATTTGGACTTCTGTAACCACTCGTGATAATAAACGGAAAGCCGCATGCCTCCCGCAGTTCGTCAAGCTTGTGTATAAAGTCCCTTGACATCTCGTTTTCGCCAGTTTCTTGGCAATTAAAGTCTTCTAGTTCAAAGTATTTAAATTCGCTCATAGCCCTAAGTCCTTCAATGTGCCAACAAATATCTTGCTCTTAAATTCATTACCCTTGTAGTTGCTTATCCAGTCTCTAAGCCTTGCATAGTCATCAGGAAGAACAGAGTTTATTTGTCTTTCTAGTTTGCTAAAGTCGTATGTGTCTGTAACGTAAACCTTGTCGCCTTCTACAGTTACGCCTCCTCCACCTACAGAAAATGCTGCTTCTTCTGTGGGTGTGATGTCACCAGACTTCATACGAGCTTCTAAATTGTCACGCTTTCTTTGCGCTGCGCTTCCGACCTGCGCCCTAACATTAGATTCTTTTAAGTTATAGTCACCGTAGTCGATAGTGCTTTTGTTTTTCTTCAAAGCATTAGCAGCAGCAAATCCTAGCGCGTCAACAACTTGTGGGTTGTAATCGTCTTCTGTTTTATCACCAGCAAGCGGGTTAAAAAACGCAATAAGGTTTTTAGCTACTTGAGATTGTGAAGCATTATAAAAACCTTTTAGCGTATCTACAAGACTTTCTTGGTCTTCCATCTGCTTTTCAGATTCTATCTCAATATCTTTAGGCTTAAACTCTATTGCTGGTAGTTTTATTTCTTTAGGCTCTTCTGTAGTACCCGCAGTGTTTTCTGCTGTACGCCCTTTAGAACTAAAGTCTACGTCTGGCATTTTAACATCTGACAGGTCAGGTGCATCAGATGTGTTAGCTTCGCGTACCTGCTCCATAGTCATATCACCCATAATGGATGTAGGCTTAGGCGCTGCTGTAGCTCCTGTTGTGTTCTCTGCTGTACGACCTCTAGAACTAAAGTCAGAACCCACTAGCTTTTTTAATGCTGAAAGTGTACGGCCTGTAGCACCGCTAACAGTTTCTTTAACGTCATCAAATGTTTCTGATATTGTACTTTGTACATCTTTAGAAACATCTGACAGCTTATCGGCTGTTGATTCTACAGTGTCAATAACAACATCAGACTTTTCTGCTATGCTAGATGTAATGTCGCTTATTTTTTTAGGTACACCTTCAAACACATCCTGCTTAGATTCTATGACAGGCTCTGATTCTTTTATTATTTCAGCTTTATTAGATATATCAGTAGACATATCCTGACCGAAAGTTAATGTTTGTCCAGCATATATTTTGTTTACGTCTTGAATGTTATTTAGCTTAGCTATTTCAGCTATAGTCATTCCTTCGTCTCTAGCAATTTGAGAAAGCGTGTCGCCTTTTTGAATTACATAGCCGCCTTCAGCAAACATCTTTAATCCTTTGAGAATATCTTCCCTCATCTTTTCAGTCATTTCAAGAGTTGGAAGTTGTACAGTCTTATCGTTTTGCTTGTACTCCACCATCTTAATATCTACACCGTACTTCTTAGCAAAGTCTCGCTTCCAAATCTTTTGTAGAGTGCGGTCATAAAAGTCCATATACTTTTGGCCGCCTCTCTTTACTGTGTGAGGTTCGTCTAAAGTCCAATAAGTTCTATCGCCGTCTTTTTCTGGAACAGATTTAATAAGTTTTTGTGCGTTCTTTTCCCCTAAATATTTTTTTAATTCAGACTCGGCTTCTTCAAATGTATTGTAAATGGCTTGTTCGTTTGCTACCGGAACATCTGAGTCTATTTGATAACGTCCACTAGGAGTTTTTATTAAAGTAGTGTCTGTAGCTTCCATTATTTTTCTATTTCTTTCAGCCTGTAAACGCCCAGTAGTTAAAGCAACTTGGTCGTAGCCTTCTTCCGCTGCTACCTTCATAGCCTGACGGAGGCCAACAGCGCCCCATTGCTTGTCCTTTTTAAGTGGAAGGTCTGGAACATCAGACGAATCAAATACTACGCCTGCATTTTGAGCATCTGCTAAGAGTTCATCTAATAGTTTATCTTTTTCTTCTTCAGAAATGTCTGAGTTATTTATTTTTTGCCTGCGCTCTTCTAGTTCTTTTCGCTTTAAAGCTTTTGCGTTTGCTTTTTCTGTTGTTAAATAACCTCTACCATCTTTACCTGTAGCAGTTTGATGGGCATCTGACTGTATTTCATCAATCAACAAAGTTTTAGTAAACGCATCATCAGTTTGCTCAACATCAGCCAAGCGCACATGAGCTATTTGGTTTTTGCTTTCGGGATGATGTATCGTGTTTACATAATCTAAATCAACTTTTTTGAATTTATCTGGAACTGAAATTACAAGCTCACGGTAGTTCTGTGTATTTGCTCCTTCAAACGAATAGTCTAAGTGTGCCGATTGAGTTACAAAGTCACCTTCAGTTTTACCTAAAAACTCTTCTTGTTTAGAATTAAACCAAGCGTCAAACTGTTCTGGGTTATCAACCAAGTCATCCAGCATATCTACATCGTGCGGATAGTTTTCTTCTGCCCAAGCCCAGAAAGCATCATCTTCGTCTAGCTCATCTCCTACAAGTGTAGGCATATCGTCTATTGCTTCTACTTTTTCTGGCTTACTGCGACCTACCTGAACCTCAAAGTCGAAGTCATTGTCTTCAAAAAACTGCTGGACTTCTTCTTTAGTTGCAGGGTTGCTGTTGCCGAACTTTTCAACAGCGCCAGTCCACTCAAGCTCTTCATCGCTTACGTTTTCTTTTTTCTTTAACTCGTTCAAGAAAGACTGTCCCGGTCTTGGCTTAGAGCCTTCTAACTGTAAAGCTGCTTTGTGTGCAGCACTAAAGAAACCTGAATCCATTTTAGGTGCAAAAGCTTTAGCTCCTTTAGTAATGGTTTTTACAGCACCACCCAAAACAAAGCCGTGTCTTGGGTCTTTTGTATTAAAAGACTTTGAAGAAGACAGCTTAAACTGCTCAGGCTCAAAGAGTATATAAGAATAAGGGTCTTCTCCAGCGTAACTAGGCTCGGCAGTGTTACGATATTTAATAGAATCAAACCCTAGTTTGTTTATAAAGTCTTTAAACTTCATATTAAACTCAGCACGTTGTAAATCCATCTCAACTTTTTCTAGCGGAGTTGAGTATGGCTTGGTGTCTGCCCCTATGTACTTAACATAATCATCTGATTCAATCTGAAGAATATCTATCATGTCAATATCTTCTTCAGATATTTTAGCTCCTTGAGATTTAGCAGCTTTAATTACTGTTGAAATAGACTCCATGTCTTGAATAATATATTCAGCTCTCCAGCTAGGCATGTCTTCCTCAATAATTAAAGGCTTTTTAACATTAATGTAGCCTTCCTGCATAGTGTACGGCCTAATAGTCTTATCGCTTTTCTTTAACTCAGATGAAACATAGTTAAAGAACTTGTCATAAGCTTCAGGTTTAGGACTTTTAGAAGTTCCAATGTATTGTTTCATTAAAGACATTGCTGCTTTTTCATCATTACCTGTAAACTCTAAAGCTAAGTCTCTAATCATAACTTTATCTGCTGCGCCCTTTGTTCCTACGTGAGTTCCTACTTCACGAGCAAACGGAAAAGAAATATTAGAGTCTGCGTTCTCATAGCTTGAAACAACCCTGTACACAGTATTTTTGTTTTCAGAGTCTTCAACATATTTTTCTTGAGCTTTCTTTCTGGCTTCCGGAGAAAGCAATACACTTTCTTCAGCCTTAGCAGAAATGTTAGGAGTTTTAAAACGTGAAAAGTTTACATCTCCTTTGGCTGCTACTTTAACTATAGCATTTTTAGATAGTTCAAAAGCTCCTTTATCGCTTAACAGCGGAAAGGTTTTTTTAATTTCATTTCTAAAGTAGTCATGCATAAAATCTAAAGAATCTTCATCATATTTATTTACAGAAGCTTTTTCAATTTCTTCTGGAGATACTTTGATTTTAGCCTTGTCGTAAAAAGCTTTGATATTTTTAACTTGATTATTTACTTTTTCAAAAATTATATTGTTTTGACCTGTGTCTTTATCTATAGACTCAATAGTTTTAAGCGCTAGTATTTGTTCATCATCATAACCTAAGCTTTTTTGAAAGTCATATAGTTTTTGATTAGACTTTAAAGCGTCAGTCTCTTCTACAATTTCTAAGAATAAAGGATTAGAAATTATTTCTTCTTGAGTTTTTTGATTATATTTCATAGCTTGAACAACATTAGCTTCAGCTAATTCATACAGTTCGTAATCAGCAAAAGAAATATTTCCAAGAGCTTGAGCAGATGTAATCTCAGAATCTATATTACGAGCTACAGACTCAATAGCTTTTCCGTCTATCATTCCTTCTGTAAGTTCTGAAATTTTAGAAGCGTTTATATTGCTTAGTTCAGTAGGCTCCATAATTTCAGAAGCTTTATTCATAAGCCCTTTAAATGCTGCGCTTGCACCACGTACTACGCTTCCGGTAGCATAGCGAGGAACCGGTGCAGACTTTTCAAACTCTGGAATAAATTCGCCAAATACATCTTTTTGAGTTTTTCTTAAACTTCTTCTATAATGAGTAACGTAATCGTCACCTAAAATTTGTTTACCAAAATAACTACCAGAAACTAAAGGTACTTTGTTTCCAAGAGTAGGTACAATTCCTTGCTGTATTAAACTTAAAGCATCTGAAGCCGCAGGGCCAAATGGAAGAGTAGCATAAGCTAAGTTACTTTTTGAATACTTAGCAGCAGTTTGAGCACGTTTTAAGCTGTCAAGCAACAAACCGTTGCCGCCCCAACGTGCAATAGCTTCTTTAGTAATTTCAAACTCAGTTTTATTTTTTTCGTTTTCCCCTCCTGTACGGACGTAGTTAGTCCAACGAGCCATTCCAGTCATTATGGCACCCGCAGCTAAGAGCTTAGGCGCATTGCGCTTAGGGGCCTTTATCATAGCTTTAGTGGCACCTTTCAGCACAGTGTTGGTAAACGCAGCAGGATAGCTAAGCAGTTGGAACATTACCGCAGTTTTAGGGTTTGAAAACAATAGAGGCTTAATGCCCGACATAGCAGTAGGCTGCAATACTACAGAGTTTGTATAACGTGCGGCACCTCCTAAGAAATCAGTCTTATAAAAATCATTGTCTGTTTTAGCGCCGCTATTATGCCAGTCAACCGCTTTCTTCCAGTCAATGCCTAGCTCTGCTAGTTCGCCAGCTAATACTTCACCATCTGAGTCTAGAGTTTTATTTTTGTAGCGACTAGCAAGCTTTGTAATATTATCATTAATAAGATTTTTACCGCTTGCAAAAGAAACATTCTGTACAAACTTAGTCCACTGGTCAAGAAGTGTAATACGAAAAAACTTATTACTTGCAGTTTGCATTCCTTCAGAAACTAACTCATCACCTGCCAGCCTATCGCCTACCTGTGCAAGCGCTTGGTCTACGTGGATGCTAAAGTTACGCATTTCAGACAAAGCTTCTTTTGCGGTTAAGCCATTTTCTGTCATTAGCTTAGACTGCATGTCTTTAGTAATTGTTTTATGTGAAGTACTTAAAGCTTCTTTAAAGCCTTTTACAGAGTTTACCGCACCTGCTTTACCTAAATTAATAAAGACTTCTGTCAAACTAGACAGTGTAGCTAATCCCAACAAAGCTACACGGTTAGTAAAGCTATAAGCATCTACCGCTGTTTGAGCAGTTTTGCCATATCTTTCCATACCTTCACCTGTAGCAGTACGATATAGTTTTTCTAGTTGACGTTCTATTTTAGGCGTAAAGTTTTCTCCGTTATCAGTCATCTCTTTGCGTATGCGATTGACGTAAAAGCCTTTAAACTGTTCAAAGTTATTTACACCTAACACACGGTGCTTAGCTACAGACTTACCCGCCTGATAAGTATAAGCGTGTAGTGCGCCCAAAACATCAGAGTTTAAAAACTCTTCAAAGTCTGCATCGTTTCCAATGGTATCAATTTTACGTTTGGATGAAAAGAAATATCCGCTTGAAGTTCCTTGGTCTACCTGATTCTTAACATCCAACATATTGTTTACGGTTCGCCTAGCTTCTGCTTTGCTCATACCGGCTTTCTGCACAAACAAGTCTAAAAGCTTATTGGGGTTAGCCTCAATAGCGCTACGGCTCCACATACGAGGAACATAGTTATCTACCAGCTTATCAATAACACCGATGTCATTAAGCTGTACACCCATTTCATTATACAAAGCTTTTGCTTCTGTGGCTGCCTTTGCAATAGCTGAGTTTGTTTCATCATTAAACTGAGGATGATTAATTGTTTTTTCGCTACGCATGCTTTTGCTTAATGCATCGTTTATATCTGTAGCAAGTTTAGTGTCCATCTCACTTAACGAAAGAGAGTCAACAATAACACGGAAGCGTTCATTGAACTTTCCGGTAACTTCGCGCTGTACTTCTGACAAATCTTTTTGAACTACTTCATCTTGTACTTTATATTTTATTCCAAACTCATGGCTTAGTTTTTTCTGTAGTTGCGCTGCTGTTCCAGAAAACTTTGTAATAGGCGACAGAATGCCTGCTCCCTTACCTAAAAAGTTTCCTGATAGGTCAGAAGCTATAGTATACAAACCTTGCTTTATACGGCTTGTCTGTCCTTCTACAGTGCTTTCAGCATCAGCGGCAGCTCTAATCATTGCTAGAATTTCTTTACGTGTTTTTTCGCCGCCACCTAAATCTTCGGCAAACTTAGAAGCTGCTGAATTAAGTGCATCATCTGCGCCTTCTACTGTTTTTGCTATTGAACCTTCAGGGCCGCTAATACGCAAGGCTTCTTCGATTACATTTCCGCCGGATGCAGGAATAAAGTCACCCTCAAGAGCTTCATCAAAATACTGATTAGCTTCTCTAACTGAAAGCTCTTTAGCAGGTTTAGTTCCGTCCCTAAAATATTTATTAGCTAATTTAGAGCCAGCAGCATATAGCCCCATGCCAGCTACAGCACTTGCAGCCGTTCCAAAAACTGTATCTGAAACACTATAATCATCCTGAATATCCGCAGCAATGTTTAATTCTTGTTGTATGTGCGCGTCTGCTCCTCCGTAAGTAGCACCAATAAGTGCAGAAGCCTTATAAGGATTTTTAGATTGTGCAGCAGCAGTAGCTCTTACAGCATTCATAAGAGTTCTTGAGGCTGCTTGTTGTCCAGTTTTACGTGCTGCTAATCCCGCAGCGGCACTTGTACCTCCTGTAGTTACTCCCGAAAGCAGTGAGCCAAGGGTCAATACATTTTCTGGACTAAACACAACATCCGCAGAATAGTCTACAACAGCCTCTAATCTTTCCCCTAAGCCTGAAATTTCAGCTTTGTCCCAACGAGTTTTCATTGTTCTAAAGGCTTTCTTTACATTTTCAGGTGCATTTTCCATTGCTTTAGCAAGAGCAAGCGGCGCACCTAAACGCATAGTTAGGTCACGCATGTACTCAGCGGGGTCAGTAGTTTGACCAGTAGCTGCTTGGTCAATGATATAGCTGCCTAACCCTTGTTCTTCAGCTAAGTAATCTGTAAGGATTTCAAAACTTGATAAAACTACTTCATCGTTTTCCCAATCAGTTACTGAGTAATCTGGTGGAGTAAAAACATTTTCACCAGATTCCATAATTCCTCGTTCACTTCCCTCTCCTTCTGTATATAATTCCCAATCAGAGCCATCGTAAGCTGAACCTGTATAAGTGTTTGAGTTTTCTTCTTTCATTAATGCTGTACCTTTTGGTTAGGTTTTTGCTTAAAGATTGCTATAGCTTTCTAAATACTTATTTCTTAAAGCTACAAAGTTAGCTTTTGCTACTGCGATTCTTCTTTTTAAATTTTTACTAGCCTTAGGCGCTTCTATTATTTTAGGGTCGGCTGCTTCAGCTTCTAACTTTGCTATCAATTCTGAGGCTTTATTAAGCTCTGAATACTCTTTATGCTGAGGAGAAGACCACTTTAAGCCTCTAGCTGTCTTTACTTTAGGCTTTCCTTCAGGAGCAGGAACTTCAGACAGACCTGAAGTTGTTACGCCTTCCACACCAGTTTTAGGTGTAGCAGCTTTAACGCCCTTAATAGTTTGTTTTGCTGTTGAAGAGTTCTGGCTTTGCAGCTCTTCTATTACTTTAGCTTCAGCATAAGCAAGCATTCCGGCTTTACCGCCCTTATATTCTCTAGGGTTTAGTTTATTATCTACAGCGTATTTTACAGCAAGAAAAGATTTAGTAGCTCTTACTCTACTTGGAGCTTCTTGTGCTCCTTCTCCAGTAAAATAGTTCATGCTAAAAAACTGGGTTTCAATATCATTTCTTTTTTCTACGTCTTGAATACCTTTTAAGTTATCATATAAAAATACACCGTTAGAAACAATTTTAGAAATTCCTAAATTCCCAGAAGCAAGTCTGTCTGAAATCGTGTCTATTTTAAACATCGTGTTAAAAGGATTACCTAACCCCGAAATAGGCATTCCTTGTGAAAGGTCAGATTTTAAAGAATCGTAAATCATAGAAGCTTGAATTTCAGCACCATCACCTAAAGTTCCCCACCCTTCAAATTTAGCTTGGTAGCCACCTTGAGTTACAAATGCTGCTATTGTTTTATATTCTTCCATCATTTCAACTTCGAAATTAGGGTCAGTATTAAAATATTTTTTACCATGCTTTTCTTTAACAAATTCTTTTATGTCTTCATATCTCGATTCATCCACTGTTCTCAAGTGAACATTTCCCATCTGAATATTATCTTTTTTAATTTGTATTGCTGCGTTATTAATAAACTCTTGCTGTACTCCTAATGTTTCAGGAGATGCAGAGTTATATTTACTTCCGTCTGCATAAACAAAACCGAGCGTATCGGTCTGACCATTTTCACGCATTTGGGTAACTTTATATATTTCGTGCTCAACAGAATCTCCAGTTGCAGTAAAAACTTTTATTTTTCTTGCTGTGTCGCTTACTACTGGTGGAGGAACATCAAGTTTTAAATCTTTTTCTGTGTAGTTTTCAGCTATAAACTCAGCTACACCTGCGTTTTTAGCTTTGTTGTAGCTGTTTATCAACTCCCTTTGTTTTTCTGCTCTATCTATGAATGTGCTGGTTGAAAGTATACCATCAGCAGGCTTGCCGGTAAGTCCGTCTAGCCCTAAACCTTTTATAATACTTCCCGTAAAACCTACTTCTTCTTTTTTATTCTCTAAGTATTTTTCATAGGCTGCTTTGTTTCCGCTAGACAAATAAACCTTGTTAGCTTCTTTTCGTTTTTCCCACTGCTCTTGCAGAGTAGGCAAGTATGCTTTAGATGTTTTGTTTAATAACATCTGAAAATCGGCTTCGTTATAAGTTCCTTTAGGCCCATATTGACCTCTAAGATGTGCCTCAACGGATGAATTAGCAACACCCTGCAAGTACTTTAACTCTCCTCCCGGAGCTTGCTGGGCAGTTTGAAAAGTAGTGTTCCAATCTTTTGCTTCTTGTTCGAGCTGTCCGAGCATAATTTTATTTTGAGCAGCTTTTTCATTTTCTAAAAAAGCTTCTTGCCTTTGAGAAAAAATATCTGAAACAACATCTGACCCTATTTTTACAGCAACAGACTTCCATAGGTCTTTGTTTCGTTCTTTTTTTGCTTGGCTTCTAAGCTTATCATTCCTTTTACGGATGTCAGCTAAAAGACTTTCACCGTATGCAATTGAATCTTGTGCCATGTTTACTGTCCTTCAGGTTGTGCCATAAGGCTAGGTTGTGCAGGTGTTGTTTCTTCTACTGGTGATTCTAAGGGAGCTTCTGGTTTTTCTAACAAGCTAACTTCCGGAAGCTCTACTATATCAGCAGTCATTTCTTCAGTTAAAAAACCTTGTGGAAGCATACCGCTTTCTGTAGCGGCATCTCTAAGTTTTTGCAAAGAAGCCTCTTCCATATCAACTCCAAAGACATCGCCTTCTTCTTCATCGTTGTCAATCTTAATGTCTAGGTCTAAACGCTCAGCAAGTGCAATAAGCATATAAGCTAAAGGCTCAGCAAGCATCATCATCAAGTCAGGATTAAACTTGCCTTGTTGAAACTGGTCAAATAATAAGACCTGTACAATGCTCATTACTGGGACACCCTTAGATATTCCAGTCATTAAAGCTATGTAGGTTTCATCTTCAGTTACAAAGTCCCACATATACATACTAGCTTCGTGTACATTAGTAAACTCTGGAGGTCTTTCATATGGAGCAGGATTTTCCGGGTCTGTAGTAAGCGACTGGCCCGGAATAGGTCTGTTCATTTTAGACACTTCTTCCATATATACTTCTTCTTCCATTACGCTGTACCTCCAATTCCTCTAGCCATTGTTTGTGTATAGAAATTAGCGCCAGCTCCAAAGGGTGCCAAGTTATAAAAATCAGTACCCGCAAGCTGAACTTGCATGGCTCTGTCGTTAATTTCTGGAGAGCCGTAAGTTCCTGCTGGGGCTGTATCAAACTGAGCAACAGCTCCATAGTATACATTAGCAGCTTCAGGCTTAGCTTCTAAACCTATGTTTTGATATAGTCGCTGTTTACCTAGCTTTGTCATTTCGTCTGGAATTTGAGCCACTTGCTCGCTAAGATAATCTACGCCCTCTTCAGTAAGGGCCTGACCGAGAGGTCTATCATCAAGAAACTCTTTATATTTTGTTGAAGTGTAGTCTGTAACTTTACCTAACAAACTTTTTTGAGGCGGCGCTGTCTCTAACCCGTAGTTTTCCATAGTGTTGCTTAGGTCATAAGGCTTGTTTGTAATAGGGTTAATGGCTGAAGATGACTGAGAACCCAACGAGGTTTGTTGCGGCATATCACTAGATGCCTTTGAGCTAAAGTCATCTGAAGATTTAAAACGCTCATCTATAGAATCAGGAAACTTAGATGCTTGGTCTTGCAGCGCCTTGGTTTTGCTTTGAACATAATCGGATTTAGTTATTTCAGCCGTAGCCTTCTTAGCATCTAAAGCAGCCTGTTGAGCCGCAGTAGGCATCCTGCCGTTAATAGCGTTTTCAAAATTAACCATTATATTTTTAGAGTTTTTTAATACGGAATCTTGAGTAGCGTTCCAAGCAGCAGTAAAGTCTTTACTAACAATATCAGTGCTTATTCCCATTTTATTTAATGCAGCTCCACTAAACTCTCTTATAAAAGTAGTAACGCCTTCAGTCACAGTCTTAAACGCAGAGTGTCCTGCTTTTGCAAAGCTTCCTCCTGCCTCAAGAACTTTACCTGCGGCTTGGGCAATCTTTCCGCCTTGAGCTAAAGCGCCTGTAACGCCTCTAAATGCTTGTCCGGCTACGTTGCCTATACTCGCAAACATATTACCCATCATAGCACCTACAGGAGTAAACATAAGAGCCAACTGGCCTACAATGCCTATCTTGCCCATAAACTTACCAATTTTTTTAAAAACAGACTTAATCCCTTTGCCAATGCTTTTAAAACCTTTCTTAACTTTTTTAAATACTTTTTTAAAAAATCCCATGCTTTTTGTACCCTCTTAGCCTGTTCCACTTATTGAACTAATTATTGAAGCAATAAACGACTCTGCATCACCTGCTTTCTTAAATACTGATTCATTACCAATAGCAGTTGCAATCATCTGAGCTTTACGTTGCTGTTCGTTTTCATAGTTTTGCCGTATGTAAGCTGCTTCATCACGTAGCTGCTGCCACAGTTGAGTCTGCTCCTGAGATGTCATATTGTATGCAATCTGCACGTTTTGCTGGTTAGCTGCATTCTGTGCTGCTGTGTTAGCTAAATTAGCTTGTCTGCGCCACTGAATGTTTGACTGCTCAACAGCTTGTGCATTTGCTGCATTCCACTGGTCACGCTGAAAGTCTGCTTGTTCGTTAAACTTTTGCACATCTACAGCTAATTGATTATTAAACTGTTGTGCTTGTAACTCGTTTCCTGCATCTATAGCGGCCATTCTATTTTTTTCAGTAGCATTAAACTGTTCACGGGCCGCAGCAGCAGAAGAATTATACTGCTCTATCTGTACACCAAGATTAGACATAAACTGGTCTGCTTGTTGTTGACTAGCTGCCGCAAACTGTCTTGATGCATTAGTAGCTGCTTGGTCGCTTAGCATTGCTTGCTGCTGGTTTTGAGACTTCATTATGTTTGCTTGCTGCCTATTGCTTAGATTAGACATATCCATTTGTAAAAATGACTGAGCATTTTGTGCTGCAAGCCTAGTATTCTTATCGAGATTAGCCATATCTAAAGAAGCCAAAGCAGTTGCATTTTGTATTGCTGCCTGCTGCTCCGCACTGAACTCTGCGGCAACCATTGTTTGCATAAACTTACTATTAGCTAGTTCTACTTGCTGTGCTGCATTAAACTTAGTTAAATCTACATTAGCTACCATTGAAGCATTTTGAACTGCTCTTTGCTGGTCAACAGTCAGCTGAGCTTGATTCATTTCGGCTGCAATCTTGCCTTGAAGCATATTAGTTTGCATACGATTATTTAAGTTTGCAAGCTCTGTTTGCTGTGCAGCACTAAGGTTTTCAGATTCAGCTTGATTTAAAGCTGTTAAGTTAGCAAGCCTCATTTGCTGGTCATTAGACAGATTAGCCAGCTCCATCTGTTGTTTGAATCCAGCATTCTTAGACAAGAAATCTGCGGCTGTTTGCATTTCAACTAGACGCTGTTGTTGAACTGCCGACATGTTTTCGGATTCAGTAGCATTCATGTACTGCATATTAGCCAGTTCAATCTGCTGCTCATTGCCCAAGTTCTGCGCTCTCATAGCCTGCTCATTCATAGCAGTAACTTTAGCAGCTTCTTGAAGATTAGCAAGGTTTTGAGTACGTGTTTGCTGCTGCATCTGTGCAGTAGTCATTACGGCATCTTGTCTAAACTGGCTCTGCATTGTAGCCATTTGCTGAGCCATCTGAGCTGTTTGAGAGTTGGCTGTTTGTTGATTAGAAAGGTTAGCCATGCGTCTCTGCATGTCTAGTGTTGCTGTAGACATGTTAGCTTGTTGCTCGTTGCTTAGGTTTTGAGCTGCTCGCTGCTGCAAAGCTTGAGCGTTGCTTTGAGCCATTGGCATTGCGCTCTGAATAATAGCATTAAACATTGCATCACGGCCAACACTAGAAGCGCTCATTCCCCGTCTAGCTAAGTTAGCTTCAACAGCCGCAAGTGCTGGTTTAGCCCACGCAGGAGTTTTACCGTCTTCAAGTCCACCCAGCAAGCTTTCCATTTGTGAAGATACTAAAGCTTCTGTGGGCAGTGCTGCAACGGCAGCTCTTACTTCTACAGGTTGTTCGTCTATAGCAGCTTCAACAGTTGCAGGGTCTTCTACAATCGCCGCTGTAATCTCTGGAGGAAGTTCACCAACTTCTGCAAGCATTCCAGCCGCTGCACCTTTAGCTGCTGTGCCTTGAACTGTTCTGCGCTGTGCAGCTTCAAAGCCTACAGTATCTACAATTTTAGCGGCTTCGCCTTCAGAAAGAGTGTCGTCTGTAATAGCTTTACGTGTTTGAGCTTCAGCAGCTTTAGCTTCTTCAACAGAGGCAGTCTTACCGCTTACTTTGTTTACGTAGGCTCCTGAGTCAACATCAAAAACTACGTTGCCTGCCTGAGCTTCTCTTTCAGCTTGAGTATCTCTTTGTGCTGCAACGGCTCTTTCACTAAGCTTTGCATCTTCTGCTCTAGCTACAGCTTCTGGAGAAAGTTGTCCTTGAGCTGCTGTAACATCAGCGCCCGTGCCGACTAAAGAAGCATCAAACTTAGCGCCCTCAACTTTTGCTGCGGGGCCTACTTTATCTGGAGCTGCTTGTTCCGCAGTTGCGCCCATGTCGGGAGCAGAAACTTCTTCGCCTACAGTTACAGTGCCAGCATCGCCTACAGATTGAATATCTTTTTTAGCTGTAGTCATTCCATATGCACTAGCTTTTACAGCTTCCATTTCTGGAATAGTATACTCAGGAGCTGTTTGCTCAATTTTAATTGGAGCACCAGTACCTTCTTGCTCTGAACCACCTCCGACTGGGCCGCCGCCGCCGGGTGGGTTTCCACCACCATAACCATTTCCGTTTTGAAGTTCTTTGCCTTCTGTATTTGCCATACTGCTGTCTCCGTCGTCTTCAGTATCTTCTGAGTTTTCTTCTTCTTCTGAAGAATCTGTTTCTTCTTCTTTGTCTTCAGTTTCTTTATCGTTTGTACTAGAGCCACCTTCAGTCATAGTAGGTTGAGCATCATATATATTTACACCTGTTTCTTTATTTTCTGAAACAAGAATAGGTTCTGGGTCGTCTTCTGGTGGTAAAGGTTCAGCTTCTACTATTACTTCGTTTACTTCTGGCTCTTCTTCTTTAGGGGCCGGAGCACTGGCGTAGCCGCTAGAGCTTCCTCCACCATAACCTCCGCCAGAATAAGTTGAGCCAACACCAGCCGGAGTTCCAAAGTTTGTATGACTGTACTGTCCTACACCAGCATTGTTATAGCTGCCGCCCGGAGTACTATAGCCATAAACAGTAGAGCCTTCCATGCTGCCGCCACCGCCACCGCCTCCACCAGAGCCGTAATTATACTGCAATCCCCCGCCGTAAGCTTGTGCTCGTATGCGACTAGCTTGCAAGTTTTTTAAAGTTTGTCGAGCTTTAATCATTAAAGTTTCCTTATACTACGCAGCATATTTTTTAAAATATAAATAGCTTTTGCGTATTGACTTTTCTGTAGCATTTCGTGGAAGCTCTACATCAGTTTCATTATATTTGTGAATATACTTATCTGTAAGTTTATAATCACTTTTATTATATACTACAGGATAATCCATTTCTAATTCAGGAAGCTTTACATTTTCATGTAGTTTATTTTCGTCTTCCATTTTTTTAAGCTCGTTTAAGTATGCATCCATCCACTCATAATCATAACCAAACTTAGATACTGCCATTACTGTACCTGCATTTCTTTCGTCATATACATAGGTTGCAGGAGTTTCATCTGTAGTATAAAAATTTAAGTTTCCTAATACTGCTTGATTTTTTAACTCAAACATTTGAAGAGTGTCTTCGCCTACAACTATATCTTCATTAAATCTAAACTTTGCCGCTTTCTTACTAAGCCACGTAACACGGCAATGTACTTCGTTATCTTGTGAATACTTTTTGTGTTGTGCATAAAACTTGTAGTGCAAGCTTTCAAAGTATTTTGATTTTTCTTCGCTTAGCCCATATTTGTCTTTAAACATTGTATAATAATCAGAGCTTAACAAATCACTATAGTCTACTGTAAAGGGCTGCAAAGAGTATAAAGTATTTTTTACATACCTATAAGACTTTTGATTTATTAGACATACCGCATCTGGAGGATTATCCATCGTCTCTAAATTTTTGTACATCCAAACCCCGTGCGGAGTTAAAAAATCATCTCCATCTATCATAACACAATAATCATTATTAGATTCTAAAAAAATATCTAATACAGAGTTCTTGCCTTTTGCAGGAGTTCCGTTGCTTTCTGTAATGTAATACTCAATGTTATTTTCTTTACAAAAGTTTTTGGCCTGAACACTATACTTCTCATTTAATGTGTTTATGACTACTACAGCATCTTTTTTTTCTATGTTACTATATCTAGAATCAAAATGCCTAACAAGAGCATCATAATTAATAGATGTTAAAATATAGAACTGCATTTAATCTTCCCTGTTTAAAAGCCTCTTTACGGTATCTGATTCGTATATCCTTATACCTAACCATATAATAGTGAACAACGAGGCTGTAGGAGGAAGCCAAGCAACTAAAGAAAGTATGCCAGTTGAGGCGGCTACTACATCTACTGTTTCTTTTACTGATTCTTCTACAGCCATTAGATTGCCCCTATTGCTTAGCTTTATTGTTTAGAAATGCAAATTGCTCTAAGACTTTATAAGCCTTAGCAACAAACTCATCATCTTTCGGAGTTTCAGTGTAGTTGCATACAATACTAGCAATAGTAACTATTGAAGTAGCCAGTAAATAAATATCAATTAAGTATTCCATTAAAGTATTCCTGTGTTAAATAACCAGTATATGCCAGCAAATAAACCAAGAACTACTATAGTAGCTAGTACGTTTTTGATTGCATCTCCTAACTCACGCTGTTTTTTTAGTTTAGCAAGTCTAGCTTTTTCTAACTTATGCTTATGGTCTAAAATAGATTTATTCTGTATCATCAGCATGTCACGCCAAACTTGCTTAGGCGTTATTTTCTTTAACTCTTTTTCTTGTTCTCGTATGGCGTTTTTAGCCCATGCAAGCTCCAGAGCCTCTTCTTGTGTTAGTACGTGGTCGCCTGCTTTCGTGGCTTCCTCAATACTTTCGACAGCTACCTTGCTGTCCGTGAGGCTGGTAAATAATCCTGTCAATCCCGACAAATGGTCGCCAGACTCTTTGACGGTTTTTATGCCGTCATTAAGAGCCTTTAATACGCCTACAACTGCTGAGATTTCTGCAATCATTACGCGCTGTACCCGTTACCTGCGCTGATAGCTGCATTAACTGCGGCCATGTCTTCGCTGTTCCAGTCCTCTTTAGCTACCATAAGCTCTAGGTGCTGTACGTTGCGGTCTATGCAGTCTTGACGGTCTTCGGCACTATCTTCTGCCATAGCGTCACCTGCGATGATTGCTGTGATTAGAGTTACACTGTCACCCATTGCTGAGTAATCTTGTGCTAGTTGTTCTTCGGTGCGTGGTTCCATTGTATTATCCTTCTAAGGTTTCAATGCGAGCTAATGCTGCGTCTAATTGAGTTGAGAGTTCTTGAATTGCTTTTACAAGCACAGGGATTAGTGCCGCTTCAGCTACTTCCTGAGAGCCATCTTCTCTATCGTCCCAAAGTTTAAAGCCATCTTTAATGCTGTCGTCAGCATCAATAGCTGCTTTAACTTCTTGGGCTATAAAGCCGTGCTGAGTTTGCGAGCTTTTAAAGACTTCGGTTGAGCCTTCTTCATAGGCATCAAATGCTTCAGGCAACTCACCTTTAGCTCTATAATTAAAAATACGAGGCTGTAACGTATTGATAAATGATAGACCTGCTTCAGAATCTACAATGTCTTTCTTGTAGCGTTCATCAGATACAGTAGACCAAGACGTACTACCGTGTTGTGTCCTGATGTCATCTCCACTTTTACCAAGAGTTGTATAGTTACCGTAGCCTTTTACGTTATAGCCAATAGTATTCGCATAGCTTTCTGAACCTGAACTAACCCTTGTAAAAGCACCTAACTGCGTATTACCTATGCCTGTTGTTACAGGGTCTGCTGAAGCACCTGCATCATATCCAACACAGGTATTAGAGTAGCCCGACGTTATATCACTACCAGCATACCTGCCCAAGGCTGTATTATTTGAGTTAGTAGCAGCAGTTAGCGCAGATGCTCCTACTGCGACGTTATCAGCGCCTGTGGTGTTTGCGCCTAAAGAATTTTTACCAACTGCTGTATTAGAAGCGCCTGTGGTGTTTGCTTCTAATGCGCTGTGTCCAACTCCTACATTATCTGATGCAGTCGTGTTTGCTTGTAAACAATCTAGTCCAATGGCTACATTTGTACCTCCTGTAGTATTACTATCTAATGCGTCTTTACCTATCGCCACATTGTTTGCGCCTGTGGTGGTTGCGGTCAAAGCATTATGTCCGACAGCGGTGTTGTTTCCATCTCCGCTTCCGCTAAACGCCCTCAGCGCAGAGTCACCGATGGCTACGTTTTTGCTTGCTGAGTTTGAGGTGGCTAGAGACTTATATCCAATGGCTACGTTAGATGCACCAGAAGTGATTCCGTACCCAGCATCTCTACCAAGTGCAGTGTTCTCACTGCCTGTGGTGTCTAATAAAGCAAAATAACCGACTGCTGTGTTGTTGCTTGATGTGGTGTTGTTTGCTAAAGAACTACGCCCTAGTGCAGTATTACGAGTCCCTGTGGTGTTTTGTGTTAGCGAACCCCAACCCAATGCAGTGTTATCACTCGCTGTAGTGTTGTCCTCCAAAGCCCTCTGACCTACTGCTGTATTTTCTGAGCCTGTGGTGTTTGCGACTAAAGCACTTTTACCCACTGCCGTGTTGTTAGATGCAGTCGTATTAGCATATAAAGCACTCTCACCTACGGCAGTGTTGTTACTTCCTGTGGTATTTAAACCTAAAGAATCACGCCCAAAACCAGAGTTGTACGACCCTGTGGTGTTAGTGGTCAGCGTAGTTCCGCCCATAGCCGCATTGGCTGTGCCTGTGGTGTTTAACAGTAAGGCGCTTCTACCAAATGCTGTGTTATTAGAGCCAGTGGTGTTTGCTGTGAGAGACTGCGCCCCTGAAGCAGTATTACTAGCACCTGTAGTGTTATCTACTAAAGCATTAAAACCAGTCGCTGTGTTGTAAGCACCTGTGGTGTTTGCTTTTAAAGCCGACAAACCAACTGCGGTGTTGTTGCTTGCGGTTGTGTTAAACCGTAAAGCGTCTTGACCCAATGCAGTATTACTAGCGCCTGTCGTGTTTTCAAACAATGCCTTGTAACCCACTGCGGAGTTAGCAGATGCAGTTGTATTATGACCTAGTGCGTCAGTACCTATAGCGGTGTTTCTTTCGCCAGTAGTAATCGCATCACCCGCAAGACCACCAATGAGTGTGTTTTGTGTGCCTGTGGTTACTGATTTACCTGCTTGGTCTCCTACTGCTGTATTGTAAGTATCCGTAGCAGAAGTAAAGTTCTGAGTGCTAAGAGCCTCATTACCTATCGCAACAGAAGCACTTCCTTTTGTGTCCGTTGTTAGCGCGGCATAACCTAACGCTACGTTATGGATTCCTGTAGTAAGTGAATCCGCTGCTAGACCACCAATAATGGTATTCTGGGTGCCTGTGGTTACTGCGGCTCCTGCAAGATAACCAACCCCTACGTTGTAACTATCTGTAGCCGAAGTAAAGTTTTGCACTCCCAGTGCGCCATTACCTACCGCAACTGCCTTTTTGCCTAGAGTATCTGTGGTCAAAGCACTTACGCCAACAGCGACGTTTTCTGACCCTGTGGTCAAAGCATCGCCAGCAACACTACCAATTAGAGTGTTGAACTGGCCTGTGGTTACTGCTTGACCTGCGTTATAGCCAAGAGCAACATTGTAATCACCAGTAGTAATCGCAGTACCTGCTTCATCGCCTACGACAGTATTATAATTACCACCGCTAACAATGCTGTTACCTGCGTTGACACCAAAGCGGACGTTTGAGGTTCCTGCGGTTGGGGTGGATAGAGAGCCGTCTGCTGCTATGCGGAAGCGTTCTGTTGCAGCCGTATACATAGCCATGTAGTCGCCATTGTGGTTATACACTAGCTGACCACGATAAGCCTCACTGCCCGAAGTTCCATCTGCAAAGTGAATAGAGCCTGCTGTAGAGGTGCTAGAGTAAAGCGTTATACCCTGTCCAGTAGAGCCACTACCCACAACTAATTGATTAGCCCCTGCGTTCATGCTTGATGCAACAGTGTTACCAATACCCACATTCCCTGATGCGTCTATTCTCATGCGTTCTGCGTTAGAAGCCCTGAGTATCAGAGCATTCGCAGAGTTGTCATAACGTATGCCGCCGTCGGCTAGATTAGTTGAGTTGCCTAGATTAAGTGCCGCTATTGAAGATGCGCCTGCGGTAACAGCTGCTACTGTGTCGCCACTACTACTTAGATGGAAGGGGTAGCTAGGCGAGCTAGTACCAATACCCACGTTCTCTGAAGAATCAATAGTGATTGCAGTGCTTGTTGCATTGTCATCAATACCAACACTTGTGAATGCACCAGTAGCAGTCAGCGTAGTAAACGCGCCTGTTGATTCAGACGATGCGCCGATAGTCGTGCCGTCGATAGTGCCTGAGTTGATGTCTGCTGTGGCTAATGTAATCCCTGCAAACGTAGGGCTGTCAGTAGTGGCAACACCTTGGTTGAGAGCTTTAACCGATGCGATAGACGTTAGCTCGCTGTCCATCAAGGCACCAGCGGCTGTCACGTTAGCTGTGTCTGTTACGTCTGCGGAGGCTTCAATGCCGTCTAGCTTTGTGCCATCTGTAGCAACATCACGCCCATCAAAGGTGCTGTTAGTTGTAATAGCTCCAGTCATAGCACCACCAGCTTTAGGCAACGCAGCATCTGCTGTAGTACCTTGTGCGGCTGTAGCATAATCTGAAGAATCAAAAGCCTTAACCTGTGCAAGGTTAGTTACTTCAGAATCCATTAGTGCGCCAGCGGCTGTTACGTTTGTAGTGTCTGTTACATCTGCTGAAGCCTCAATACCATCAAGCTTAGTGCCATCAGCAGCAACGTCACGGCCATCTACTGTGCCTCCTACTGTAATGTTTCCTGTAGCATCTACAGTAGTAAATGAACCTGCTGCGGCTGTTGTGCCACCAATAATAGTACCGTCAATAGTACCGCCATCAATGTCAGGCGTATTTACATCAGGAGCAGTAAGAGTTTTGTTGGTTAGCGTCTGAGAGCCTGTAAGCGTTGCAACAGTGCTATCAATTGCGAGCGTTACGCCATTGCCACTTGCAGTAGAAGTAACACCAGTACCGCCCAACACACTCAAAGCTTCTGAATCTAAATCAATTGAGATGCTTGTTGTGCCGTCAGTTAGGTCTAGGTCTTGTGCAGTAACCTGTGCGTCTACGTAAGCTTTTACAGACTGTTGTGATGGAATGCCTGTAGCACTATCAGAAACCAAGTCATCTTCGTCCAAGAATGTTTTGCCATCTAGGATTTCTAGTTCTGCTTCAGTAATAACTGCTGAGCCTATTGTGAATCCTGTAGCAGTAACAACACCAGTTACAGTCAAGCTATCTACAAAAGCATCTTTAAATCTTAAAGAAGTTGTTCCAAGGTCTATATCACTATCAGTTACAGGTACAATAGCTCCGTCTTGAATACGAAGCTGTTCAACAGGCGAACCGCCAACTTCTATATAGCATTCAATACGATTATCAGTCGCGCTGATTTCTATTTTGTTTTTAAAATCTTGGTCGCCGATTTTAGCAATTGCGCCGCCCTGTCCTGCACTACCGTCGTGTGTGTGGCCCGTAGTTCCCGTTGAAGAGTATACAAAAGCATTTAAAAGCTGATTATACTCATTATTAAAAAGAGAAGCAGTAATAAGATTACCGTCTGTAATTGTACTTTGTCTTGTGTAGCTTGTGCCTGCCATCTAATTATCTCCTGCCTGCGGGAACATAGTTTATGTATAAACCGTTAATTGTGTAGGGTTGAAGTTGGTCGTCACTGTTTATAGAAAAGTTTGACGTATAGCAACTCCCCTGAATAGGTTGTCTTATAAGTGGGCTTTCTGCCGAACCAAAATATGCGTCTCCAAACACAGCATCACCAAAGAACGCACCGCCTCTGATTTCTGGAAAAGTATAAGGTAAAGGCTGTTGAATGTTAGCGTCTTCAAAATCAAACTTAACTCTTAGTGTAGGCTGTGAAAAACCACCAGCTCCTGCATCAGGAGTTACAGATATTTTAGCATATTGCAAAGTCTTTCGTGTACCCATATCACCAAAGTCTAAGTAAGGAGTTTCATACTCAGCTTTAATATCTTCTAGTGTTCCTTGATAACTAAAAGAATTACCTACATCGTGATTATAAATATAACCTTTTGTATCTCCGTGTATGATTTGCTCAACACCGCCGTACAAAAAACCACTATCTACAGCAGGTGCTTCAATTCCTTCTGTTTCAGACCATTCAAATCCTTGGCCCGTAAAGGTTCCAATGATTCCTTTTGCAAATGCCCCACCTTCAGTAGGGTTTGAATAGTACAAACGATATTGAGACTTAGAACGCAACACAACACTTGAAACAGTATAAGTATTTATGTTGTCTGCAATGTTACTCAAAATTCTTTGAATGTTTCTGCTTACAGATGTTAGCTCAACGTCTCCAATTCTTGCAGTACCCGCAAGTGTTCTAACACCATCGGGACTTAAAAATACAAGGTCGCCTCCAATTTCTTGAATGCTTTGTCCATCTATGCAGCCTACATTTTTTGTGATTGGAACAATTGCAGTGGTTGCATCGTTAGCTTCAATATTTATTAATTTATAAATACTATTTTTACAGAATACAATGCAGTCACCACGAAAACTTTTAAGACCTATAATTTTATCTGCTAAGCGTATCTCACCTGCTCCTGCACCTACAAAGTTATTTATTTCGTGTAGATGGCTATAATATACTTGGTTGGGATTTTCTGCTGTTCCGCCCACTACAAAGTGATTACTGTGTACTGTTCCGACTATAGGAGCTTCTGTGTTTGATACTGTAATTTCTTCTGCAAAAAAAGTACGGGTGTTTAATGCGCCTGTACCTGTCATGTAAAAATAATAAGGCTTATTTGCTCCGTCACAGATTACTATTTCACCGTATACGGATTTACTACCTTCGTAGATGTCGATAGAAGATTGACCTTGATTAGTTCTAGCTAATGCTGAACGGCCTGTAAAAGTTGTGTAGTTGTCGCCACTACTATGGACACCGGCACGGTTTATTTGAAGCCAAGTGACTCCGTCATTGCTAAAAAAAATGTCTGTTCCGCTACATACTACAACGCCGTCTGCGTAAGTTTTGATGCCCAGTACAGAGTTTGCTCCGTTGGGCCTTGCTGCTGAGCCTGCTCCATAAGCTGTAAACCCGCTGACACGGCGATAGCCACCATCGGGGTCAACCTCAAAATTAAGCAACTTTGTTGCAATTCCGGGCTGACTAAGCAATTCTATCTTGCTTATGTTGGTATTTAAACCACCCTTGCAAGAGAAACCAAAAGGTTGTGAAGCTGCCATATTATATGAATCTCACTCGGTCATCTTTAATTGTGGTTGGTGCGGCTTCAATAAGGTTTGAGCGCATACTGCGTAATCCCTTTCTATAGTCGTCCATTGCAAATGAAGCGGCCTGTGGATTATCTTTAAACTGCCAAATATAATAACGTGCTCTAGCTAATAGAACTGTAGTATACATTTCAGGAAATACTATCTCGTCACTATAACTGGTAAATTTTGTTGGGAGATTCCAAGCATAGAACCACACGCGATACACTTTATCAGGTATGGGGCTAAGTCCAAACTTACGTGAATCAGGACTTCTAATTACACTATCAGGAACACCAAAGGTTTGACTGTCTGCATCGTCTAGGTTTTCTGAAACTCGTCTAAATGTTTTCCAAGCTTCGGTGGTCATAAACCTAAGATTTTTTCCAGTATAAGGTGCTGTTTCGCCAGCTACGCCCACAGTAGTTGCATAAAAATTATCCCAGTCTATTGAACCATAGTCTGTTTTAATTGAATCACTAGCGGGTTTTAATTCATAAAATCTCTGACCTACGACAGTTTCAACATATACGTTTCCGTACATGGGGTCTACTTCGCCGCTTTCGCCAGCAGATAAAAAAGGCCACTGAGGTTCATCATTAATAATATCAAAGTAAGCTTTATTTACAGCATCTTTTACGTGTCCTTGAACACCGATAGCTGTACTAAAGTTACCTGAATCTAACGGAACTTCATTAAGTTCTCTAAGAAGTTCATTAGTCAACTCTAAGTATGATGTTGCCATAGTTTATTTTGCCTTTAAATTTGTTAAAGATTGGGGGCCTTTTACAGCCCCCGCACTTATTAGGTTACAGCTTATGCTACGTTGAAGTATGCACCAACGAGAGCTTCAGGTCGTAGAACCTTAGCGCCGTATACGTGCAAACCACGACAGATGTCACCGAAGCTATCTGGGTCACGAATGACTTCAGTGCTGGTGATAGTCTGTGCAGTACATACCGCAGAGATGTGACCGCCTAGAATAAGGCCGTCAGCATTAGCAACAAGTCCAGTCATGTTGTTAGACTTGTACATGCTAAATCCACGAAGCTTACCAGAGCTTACTAGACCATTACGGATAGAACCTTGACCACCGTTGTAATCTACTGACAAGAGCTTAGAGTCAGACTGAGACAGCTCTTCGTAGAATACAGGGGGAGCTACAATCCAACGACCTTCTTCTGGTACGTTTTCGTCGTCAAGCAGACGAGCCATACGAGCCAGAACATCCAGAGGGTCAGTGCCTGCGTGTTGCAGACCCAGAGCGTCAGTACCAGTCAATACGCCAGAAGCGGCTGAAGCGGTAGTGTCGCCACCTAGAATGTGGTCAGGAGTAGAAGCGCTTAGACCTGCTTCCATAGTAGCCAGTACGCCAGCATCGAATGCATCACGCAGAGCGTAAGCAGCAGATGAAGCAGCTACTTCCTTGAAGTTTACGTGAGACATAGAAGTTTCGATGTCGTCTACGATGAACTTAAAGGCGTTAGCAATGTCAACAACCAGAGTTACTTCGGTGTCGGTCAGTGCAGTTGCAGTTGTGTCAGCGCCACGCTCATACTGATGTACAGTAATAGTGGGTTCTTTAATGATTTTTACAGAATCACCGAATGCAGAAATCTCACCTGCATAGTCAGTGTTGGTAATTGCTTCAGCAACCGAAGCTTTACGGAAGAAGTTAAGAACCTTCTTCGAGTAAATAGCAGGCATAAAGTTGCTGCTAGTGCCAAAGTTACTGTTTGAGCCATCTGCAAAAAACTGGTCTGATACGTTATTAGCCATGATTATTTTTCCTTTTATTTAAGACAATAGTTATTAAGCTACTACCCTGCCTTCAATTATGGCTGAATCGATTTCTTTTTCATATTTATCATAATCATCCATAGACAGTGCAGCAATTTCCCGTTGTGTCCATACCTTCGGCTCGTTAGCATTCACGGTTTTTGTTTTAGTTGAAACCATGTCTGCTGCCGATGGTGACACAGGCTGCGACTGTACTTTCTTACTGGAAGAATTTTGAGCATTTAAACCTGACTCCAGTTTGTAAAGGTCGATAGCTTTGACCGCCAAGTCTACGTTATTAGGATTATTGTATACCCAATCTTGAATTGCTTCTGGCTGTGACTTAGCCCACTCGTGGAACTCATCACTTTGCCGTATTTCTGAAAAGTCAGGATGTGCTGAACTCAGAGTCATTTCAGCCTCTTTTCGTGCAATCCTAGCTTCACGCTCATCAAGTGCTGAAAGTCTATCATCAGACTCTACAGCGGGTGCTGTTTCTACATACTCGTCCTGAACTTCTTCTTGTGCCTCTACTGTATCCTCGTGACGAACGGCCTGTTCAACTTGCTGTGTCATTCGAGCTTCGGCTTGAAGTTCTTGTTCTTTCTGTTTAAACTCGTTAACCTTAGTATCGTAATGTTTTTTTAGGTCATCGTATCGCTTCTTGTAATCTGTAGCAGATTCTTCTTCAGAAGGGGCCTTACGGGTGGCCTTCTTAGCTTTCTTTTCGTAGTAAACACCATCAGCACTTTCAAAGAGTTGGTCATCTTCATCATGCCATTCTTTTCTCATGTTGTATGGATTTGCTACTTCTTCTTCTGTTTCTTGTAAGTCAGTCATGTCGCACTCCTTTTGGGGCTTGTCGTCTTTTCAAGGTAGCTATTCAACTCGCGACTGAAGAATAGGGCTTGATACTACAAGGTGGCCTCTAGGTTAAAAGTTAGTGATAAGGGGCCTTGCGGGTGGCCTTATCGGTTTCGTACACTAGGCATTGGATTCGAGCTTAGCATTTGATTATGGACTCCTTCATCAGGGTCTTCCATCTCCATAACGCCATCAAGTATGCTACCGCCTGCGTACTTTTTCATTACACCGCCATCATAAGCACGTTCTGCATCATCCATCATAGCCTGAAGCTTATCTGTGCCTATTTGGTCGGTTGCTTTTCTGGTGAAAACAAATTCACCATCCGACAACCTTGCGGGTATCGAATCTGATGTACCAGTGCCGGGGCCTTTTACAGCTCCCTCACCAGCGAATTCTCCGGCAATATCCATGATGTTATCAAAGATTTGCCCTAAACGCTCATCGCCTTCGAGAGCATTTATTAAATAATCTTGGTCGTCTGGGGACAGCGCTTCGTTTAGTACAAAGCCTGCGTACTCATCTTCCATCTCAGCATCTGGAAGCTGTGTAGCTTTTACGGCTTCCATTTCCTCTGGTGGTATATTATCATAAGTATCTACGGGCATATCGGGAGCCATAAGTGAACCACCTTCCGCAAAGCCTGTATTAGAAATTGGAGCGTTGTTAGCCGCAGCAATTGGGTCAGGGCCTTCAAGGTTGCTTATACTTGCTTCAGATTCTTGACCTACAGGCTCAGTAGTAGTTCCTTTAGAAGATGTTACTTCTTCTACAATTGCTCCGAGTAAGCCGCCTATAAATTTACCTTCTCGTCCTTCACTTTCAGAATCCATCTTCTGTAAAGCAGCACTAATAATATTACCGTCAAATGTTTTTTCTACCTCAGACCAACGCTCATAAATTGCTTTTTTATCTTCAGGGGTTTCTGCTTTGTCCATAGACTGTTCCATTTGTCCGTATAGACTAATGTATTTATCTACGTCAGATACTTCACCGCCTTCTTTCTTTTCCATGCGCTCTTCAGTACTTGCAAAGCTAGTCAGCTTTTTAAAGTCTTTAGGAGATAGTAAGGGCTTAGACTCTTGCTCCAACTGTACACGGTGAAGGTCAGTAATAAACTCAGCAATAGATTGTTTAGACTCAACAATAGGAGAGTCAGCTACTTCGCCCAGAGACTCCATAATGAAAGCCTTGTCCATTTTCTTGTTGCCGCCTTGAAACTCAAAAGAGTTTACAAGCTTAGTAGTGTCCTTCATGTTTACTTCTGTTTCAGAGGCTTGTGTATCTGGGCTTGCTTCTACTTTAGATGCAGCTTCTGCAAGCTCTTCAATTTCAGGAGATACTGCTGGCTCTGGTTCACGAGCAGCCACCACATCCTTACGAGCTTCAGACAACAATGAATCGGCACCCTCTGCTGCTGCTTGAGCTACTGAGCCTACTGCATATTTTAGTTTAGGTACTTTCATTGTTATTCCTCTATCCGTTGTTTAGCTTCTGTTGCTTGTTCTTTGAGATTCATTAAGTTAGCCAGTGAACTCGCTTTCCCCTGCTTGCGGTACAGTTCCAGTTCCGATGTTGCCACCGCCAGTCCCTGTAGCTCCAAGTTCCGGAGGTTGTTGAGGTGCTCCTTCAAGGCCCCCCATAGCTCCGGGTTGTTGACCAGCGGCCCCAGTCGGTTCGCCATTTCCTTGTCCAACATTCTGTGCTCCTATGATTTGTGCCATGATTGCTGCTTCTTCAGGGTCGTTAAGAATCTCATCGGGGTCAAGGTCAAGGCTGTAAGCCAACTCACTAACAATCTTAGAAATTTTAACAAACGGTGCAATAGCAGGATTCTGTGCAGTTTGAAGAAACATAGTCAGTCGCTGACTGCGTACTTCTTTTTGCATTAAGCTGTTTGTTCCCATTGCACGTACTTCAAGGTCGCCCTGAATATCCAGCTCGCCTTCAAAGAACTGCATGTTCCACTGATAGTATGCTTCGCCTAAAGGCTTTAGCAAGAAGTCATCAATATTTTTAATTACTGTTTTAATATTTAATGACGCTGCACCTAGCAACATACTCATGCCCGATGCAGTTCTGGTCATACTTTGTACGCCTGTCTGACCGTGCGAGTAGCTTGGAATACCTGTTTGTTCGTCAGCTAACTGTCGGAACTTATCGAACATCATCATATTTTCTTGCGAAGTGTTCGGAAACTTGACACCATGAATAGCCTGACCGGGCATTCCAGCCTGACGGCGGAATACTTTGCCGGGATAGATGTCCATGGACTGTCCACCCACAAGGGCTGATTCATCTACGTCAAAGACTAACGAGCCTGCAAGTGCAAGGTTATCGATAGCCATACGTGCGTGACCATTCATTATTTGTTGAGAGTCGTCCATATTCTCAGCAACGCCAATACCGAAGAAAGAATAAGGATTACGCTCGTAAGGAAAGGCATTGTATGGGAGTCGGTATGGAGTAAATGGATTAACAACCCCACGTAGCAACTTACCATTACTAACCCAAGCATTAACTTGCACTTCATCTAAATCATCAACCTCGTCGGGTAGGGACATTCCTACTTCTCTGGCATATTCTGCATCCATGATTCCCCAATACTCTAAGACTTCAAACTGTGCAGCACCATAGTCTTCTGTACGCTGGTCGTCTTTTAGTTCGTGCTCGTAATCTTTTTCATTGTAATTAGGCCCCATTTGCAAACAACCACGAATTGCATCTTTGTTGAAGAAAGGCATTTTTGTTAGCGCTCTCAACTGAGATTTATTCATTTTGTGGCGGTGTACAATATACTCACAGTCTTCAATAGAAGTTGCACTAGGGTCTGGGAAAAAGTCCCAAATACTTACAAACTCAATACGAGGAACACGAACTTCAAGTGGGTCATAGCTTCGCTCTCCATCCTCATCAACTGTCCAACGGCTAAGCGTCTTGTTATAGTTGAAAGGGCCTTTTACGATACCAGTTCCGAATAGTGCTGCTTCTAGTAATGCGTTACGCAATTCACTAGAGCCGCCGGATTCTTCAATCTGGTCATGTATTAGTGTCTGCATATTCCGTGCCATTTCTTTGGCGGGGGAACGCTCTAGCACTTGTGGGTCTGGAGAGGCTCCTTCTGCAAACTGTATTCCTGCTTCTTCTATTGCTACGCTTAGTACATCTTTAGTTGCTGTTAGTGTTGCGCCTGCTTTTAGTGGCTCATCACGACCGTCTCCAGCATAACCAACATCATATGGAGAGATAGGCTTAGGGCCTTCTGACTCTTCTGCGGGTTCTTCATAACTTGGTGCGCTGGTTTCTATTCCAGTTCCACCAGCTTCTAGGTGTGTATACTTTGCAATACCTTCGGGCAGTTGTGTTTCGCGTACACCAATAGGAAACTGACCAGTGCCAAAGATAACGTCTACTAGCTGGCCGAAGGCTGCTAATACTTTGGTCTTAGTTACTTTTACGAATACTTTTGACTTCTCGCTTTCACGAAAACGAACATTTTTGTTGTAAATGCCACGAAAGTTATGGTAAGCTTTAAGCCAACGTGCTTCATCAAAATCTCGCGCTTGTTCAGCAGAGGCGTAACGGTCTTCTACTAAGCCGACAAAACGATTGCGTACATCTTCTTCTAAGTCCATTTCAAGACCGCCTGCTGTTTCTTCAGGCTCGAAGTAGAGGTAATCAGCGTTTTCGTATGATTCGTTTTCTTCGTTCATGTACTGTTCCTTTATAGGGGCTTAGAGATTGACATGCCACGATAGTTTTTACCTACCTGTGCTTTTAGTTTAAACCCCTTTCCTAAATCTTTTGAGTAAGTAGCGCTTGGGTTTTTACCTAACTTTACACCAGCAGAAGACTTACCCTTCATTTGTTTTTCTAAGCTGTAGTTTGTAGACGAGTTACCCATAGAGTCTTTAAACTTGCTTGCCGTTACTCGTGTACCGCCTAAGTTGGTAGATGCTTTTATTTCTCCAGCACGGTAGTTTTGATTTCCAGATAGGTTTCCTTCAATAGAACCGATACCTTTGAATTCTTTACGGGCTACTAAGCCTCCGTTGTTGTATTTGCATTTACCCATATTAGTATCCAAATGTTGAGTCAGACGGATTAAAATGTGATTCTTTTCTAAACTGTCTAAGTTGGTTTATTGTATCATTGATACGTGGTCTAGCCATTATTAAGTATCTTAGTGCATCATATGCGTGGTCTGATGCATTCGTATCTACGTCTTCTGGCTTAGACTTATCTAGTGGAATACTTTGAAGCTCGCGTATCAGGTTAGGGCATGTATTAAATATTTGTATTTTGGGCCTACCGCTTTGCTTGAGCTTCAAGTATTCGTGAATCTGTATCTTTCCCTGTATTCTGTTTTTATCTGCCCTTCTGAGCTTATGTCCTGCTCTCTGAAGGGTTTCTCCTACTGTTGGGCCTGTAGTACCTGTTCGGCTCCAACACGCTGTATCGAGCACTCCTGCTACCGAGAAGGGGTCTTCATACTCCATCTCTGTAATCATTCTTGCAAGGTCAGTGCCCAACAAACCTTTGCGGTACAGTTCACGATATATAATCAGTGTACCGTCACTTGGGTCAACTGCGCCCCATACACATGCACTCTCTGAAGCATAACCATAGTCAATCCCTTTACTTCGTTCCCAGTGTAT